CGGACAGCTTTTTATGCCTCGGTGAATGCTAAAGAGTTCTTGACTGATACCAGTGGCAACAGAAGATTTTGGACGATCAGTGTTAAAGACATCAATGTAAACCATGGTGTTGATATGCAACAACTGTGGGCAGAGGTGAAAGAAACTTTGTACACACCTGGACAAAAGAATTGGTACTTATCACCTGATGAAAGAAACATGTTGCAGGATTCAAATGAGATGTACCGAACCCAATCCAGTGTTGAGGATCTGTTGTTGCAACATGTACAGTTTGATGCAGTGGATCCAAGACCTGTACAAATGACTGAACTCTTGCGAGACATGGGTATTGCTAACCCTCGTATGCCCGACTTCAAGGAAGCTGCTCGAGTCTTGCAGGAGAACGGTTGTGAGCCTAGACGATCAAATGGTAAGAAAGTCTATGACATCAACTATGACAAACCTGGTGGTGAAACCACCTTTACGGATTTATTCTAATGCGACCTAAATACGAAACCCAAAAAGATTTAGACAATGAGAAAGACATCGCTGGTTTTTTAGAAAAGCAATGGGACTGCGAGTTTATTAAATTGGATCCCATTAAATGGAAAGTTGACTATTTAATAAGAGATTTAACCAATGATGGTAAATATGCCTGGTGCGAGATTAAGCGGGCCAACATTAATTTCGGCCAGTATGTGTTTATGATCAGCTATAAAAAGATAGAGGCAGCACGGGCCTTACATAAAACCTCAGGCCATAAATTCATGTTGATCTTTAACTGCAACGATGCTTTGTGTTATCACTTGTGGGATTTTGATAAAGAGTATAAATTTGAATACTCAGGCCGCACCATGACGACACGGGACAGCCAAGACATAGAACCTGTGTTCCGCATAGACCCCAGGGATTGTGTCATTGTCGATGGCTTCAAAGATGAGCGAAGCGAGGAAGGTGGCAGCGATGTATCGGAGTGATGGCAGGGTGTATTTGGTTGCAGGCCGTGGCAGCGATGGAAGGTGTCAGCACTGCTTATGGAGAGTACAATGAGTGAAATAATAAAACTTTTAATAGCTAGGATGGCTATGTTCAGCGAGGACAGAGTGGACAAATTGATAACAGCAGACGGTTTTGACGATGCGATCTTGGGGATCACGAATGATCCTGTCACGGGCTCGGAGAGACTGATCTACGACTACGAAAGGTGCATTAAGATCCTGGTTGACCTGGCTGTCGTGGATGAAGATACGGCCAATGATTTTATGCGGGACCAGGTGATGACAGGTAACCTTGGGGCTGCGACACCACTGTTTGTGAACAAGTGCGGCAGCGAGTATTTGTTCGGGGTGCTGCATTGATGGCTGAAATGAGTGTGTCAGCCCTGGTAAAAGGGTATAGTTTAGGTAGCTGTACACTGCACTGTACCCTGGGCGTAAACTACTGATTTTATGCTGTTTATTACTGTTATTACTACTATTAAGGGTATAAGGTAATAGTAATATATATAAACTTATATCATGGTTATATAACGCTATGAAATGGTGTTTATAAGAGGTGTAAATGGTATATATAGAGAGTAAGGTGCACTGTGCACTGATAGAATAAATTGAGGAGAAAAATATGAGTAAAAAAGTAAAAGCAACGGTTGAATACATCAATGGAATGTATGCCAAATTAGAAGGCGAAAGACAGGCCACAGCTGCTGAGTTGGAATTGTTCCTGGACAACATGAATCCATTGCATGCTGATGTGCAAAAACAATTAGATGAATATGTGACCAAGATGGCCCTGATTTCTGAAAAGTTGAAGATCTATAAGTTCCTAAGCGATAATTACAAGGACGAGTCATGAAACAAGAAGATTTCGATAAAGTATTTTCACCTAAATTCAGAGGATTTACTGGCAGGTTATGGCTAGATTATGTAGACGAGACCAAATCACCTTTTGCAGTAACAAAAGATTATGCAGGCTATGTGATTGATAATTTCAAGTATTTGGTTAAGAGATTTAATAGAGAGAACGATGATTAATTATCCATGCGGTTGGTTTGACGTTGAGCAATTACCTGGAGGTAGTGGTGACAGACAAAAATGATAAGTCTATGGCCCCGAACCAGGAGGCATTGCTTGAGGCTTACGCTAAAAACAGTGACAAGCCACCAAAAAACAAAGGCGGCAGGCCCAAAGGTTCTACCAAGAAACAAAAGCGTATATTAGCTCAGGCTCCTGGTAGTTTTGATAAAGATGAAGAGTTTGGCCTGACTGAAATGCAAAATGCCTTTGTGTGGTTCTACACTGAGGGTGCTTGCTCACAAACTGAAGCAGCCAGGAATGCAGGATATGAGTTTCCAGCCTCGGCTGCCAATAAAATGTTAAATGGCAAGGATTATCCGAATGTGGTGAAGGCTATCATCATCAAGAATGAGGAGTTGGCCAAGAAATATGCAATTACACCCCAAAAGACAGGAAAAATGCTGTGGAACTTGGCCGAGACTGCATATGAGAATGGTGCATACAACGCAGCTGTCTCAGCGATCAAAGAATTGAATAATTTAGCTGGTTTAATCGTTCATAAGAACCAAAACCTGAACATAAATGCAAGTTTGGATAGTATGGATAAGGAAGGCATCAAAAAACGCTTAGAAACGCTCTTAGGAGCCGATCCAACGATAAATGACAAGGATATGTGATGGGTAAACAAGAAATAGAGAAATATCTGTCTAAACAGGCCCAAAAACACATAGCAGAGTATCGTAAACATGAGCAGGTTATTAGACGTGATTGGGGAGGACCTAATCGGCTTAAGAGGTTATGTTCACCTGACATGAGAGAACGCTTTGAGAAGGCCGAGAAGATGGTTCAGAAGGCAATTGACTCGGGTACAGCTGAAAGCATCAAAGGAATGGTTGCCATGATGGAGAGAGCATTCTACGCCCTGGTTACTGAAGTCAATGAAAGAGGCTATGTCTACATCCAACCGAATGTTAGATATTACGAGTTCGGATCTAAGAATTACCTGGTGGTTGATCATGACCATGAACTAGAAAATGCACTTGAACGACACGGCCAGGAACCCAACACAATTCTCATTAGCATGGAGCAACTGTTCAAGTTCTTACCCGAAGAGATGGCAGACATTCTCAAAGCTGTCCAGGAGCTTTCACCCACAGCTAAATTCAAATCAGTTGAGCACAAATGAACGCTGATCTGAGAGAAGGAGAGCTAGAGTTATTACACGAACTTAGGAAGATTAAGACAGAGCTAATCAAAACAAAAGCCATCCTTGATGATATCTCCAAAGAAGTACACGCCCTGGAGGAAAAGTTAATCGGGGCTGCTGAAATCCTAGAACTATTTAATTCAAGATAGTTGTTATAAAAACCAAGCAGAGAGCTCTTCTCTTGCTGACAAGAAAAAATCCTGGAAAAACTTGTTTGTTAGTACTTACTATCACGCCAGGCCGCACAGCTACAGCATTCTGACCGTCATGACTACGCAAAATTACAAACATCTACAAATTATTACTTTGTTCAGAGGTATAACAGCCTATACTTAGGAGTCCCTTGGGAGCCCTTTTTTACTGGGATTTGCGGATTAATGCGACCCCGCCACCCCCTTTGGCCGACAGCTGCTGCGGCTGTAGCTTTAGCTGAGTTTTACGCATTCAATTATTAATTTTTTTCAACGGATCCGTTTTTTGCCTGGAAGCGATTGCCCGATTGGATCCAAATATAAAAAGGCCCCCCTTGCTTTGGCTAGGGGAGGTAAGTCAAAAAATTTTTGTGTATAATTTTAGCCATGGCAAAGACCTGGAACAAAACAGACCACAATCCCGCAACCAGTGGCCGTGGTAAAAAGACGAGCATAGGCAGACGTAATGTTGGTTTTGCCAATATGAACAAAAACAAGAAATCACAATACAAAAAATATAGAGGTCAAGGCTCATGAGCATGGATGAAATTTACGATTACAAAGGCTGGTTTTGGGACGATGTAACCAAGCAGCTGTATCGCTGGAATGAACTCAAAAAAATCCTGAGAGAGAGAGAAGCAGTTGCCGAAAAAACCTGACTATGCAAAGCTGGTTTTCAACGTGCCTAACGTCATGTACATAAGCTACGAGGAATTGCTTGAACTAGCACAAAAAGCCATAGATAATCGTAAATGTCATTTTGAATTAATCAGTCCAGGAGAGAGGACCAAAAAGAAAAAAAGTGCTTACAAAAAAAACAATAGGTAATGCCACGCTTTATTGTGACGATAGCAACGAAGTCCTAGAGCAATTAACAGATATAGATAGCTGCGTTACAGATCCGCCTTATGGTTTATCTTTTATGGGCAAGTCTTGGGATTATGATGTGCCACAAAAAGAACTGTGGGAAAAGGTTTTTGCATCTCTTAAAAATGGATCGCATTTATTATCTTTCTTTGGCTCTCGCACTTATCACAGAGGAGTGATACCTATAGAAGATGCAGGTTTTGAGATACGAGATCAGTTGATGTGGCTATATGGCAGTGGCTTTCCTAAGTCGCACAACATAGGTAAGGCGGTGGATAAGTTGCAAGGAAATGAGAGAGAGGACTTAGGTGCTAATCCCAATCAACGATTAAATAAGCCAAAACATGATATTTTTGAAGCTGGCATTAGAGGTAAAGAAACAAGAACAACCAAAGGCAACAGCGAATGGGAGGGCTGGGGTACAGCACTCAAACCAGCCCATGAGCCGATTGTTATGGCGAGAAAACCATTTAAGGGTAGTGTGGCTAACAATGTATTAGAGCATGGCACAGGTGGAATTAATATAGATGAGTGTAGGGTTGATGCTGATAATGATGCAAAAATAAGAATAAGAAAGGCCAGCTCAGAATTTGGCCAAAACTCTAATTGGAATGACCATAAAAATATAGACACAGTTTATGATCCAAGCAAAGGCAGATTCCCTGCCAATGTTATGCACGATGGTAGTGATGTTGTGCAAGAGATATTTCCCAAGACTGGAAAAAGCAGCGGTGGTCGATCCTATCAAAACACCAATCAAATGTATTCAGGCGGTTGGGCAGATGAAATGGGCAACAAGACCGATCCAGGCTTTGGTGATGAGGGCACAGCGGCTCGATACTTTTATTGCCCAAAAGCAAGCAAGAAAGATAGAGATGAGGGCAACAACCATCCAACAGTCAAACCCACAGAACTTATGCG